CAATGGCTGTTTTAGAATCTATCCCGTCGCCATTTTTATTAAATTTATTTACGACTGCAGCGTTAAAAGCCACACCAAGAAGATCAATGTTATCCTCGAAGTTAACCCCGTTAGGTATAAGTGACTCTAAATTATCTAAGGAAGCCTTAGAGATAAAAGATCCGCCGCCAATGTCACAAGAGAAGACTTCTGCTTCAAATGTAGCTGTATATTTATAGTTAGGCTCGCTTTTCTTTTTTCTTTTCATTACTATGATATAAAATTGCTGCTGAGTAATTATCTAGTTCGTGCTTAGCTGATATTTCTAAAATTTCAGGCAGCACATTAAGTTTTTGAATCTCTTCCAGATTAGATACACAAGAAAGAGCGGTTTGTGTCCAATTTTCAATGTTTGTCGAACAAACTACTGCCTCGCATAGGCTATCAAGCATATTTTCATTATTTTTTGTGAATCTTTTTATTTTTAATTCCTCTCTCATAACTTTTTTAATGTTTGCTCTAGCGGTCTCGAGTTCCTCTATTGTTGATTGAATGTTTTTCCTTGAATATTGCGCTTGAGAATTTTCTTGCGGTATTCCAGACGTTCCCTCTGGTCTGCCAGCCTGTCCATTGGGACCCTGATTAACTTCGGAGTCTGGAGATTCAATCATTGGGACACCCCCAACGATAGGGTTGTAAAAGCCCTCTTCTCTTTCTTCAATAAACTTCTTTTGAGCTGGCGAAAGATCTTCAGGCTTTGGAAATTTTCCTGTATTAAACATCTCCATGCCTTGTTGAGGGGTAATAACTCCAAGCTCCATAAGTCTTGTAGATACTCTCATCAATTGGGTCTCGTCTCTCATATCGATATCTTTAAACACGGCTGTCGGATAAGACCTGAAGCCCAACTCCTTTGAAACCCTCTTCATTTCTTTTTGAAGGAAGTCCGCAAGGAAAGCATTTCTCGCTTCCTTAAGTCTGTCGATGAATATTTGAGCCTTTACTTGGGTAGCTCCATATTTCTCTTCACCAACAATAACATTTTGAAGACCTTGTTTAATATCCTCGTTTAAAACTTTATATTTTTCAGAACCGAGTACTTTATTTAAATCTGGGATAATGAACTCTGCTTTTGTTGTGTAATCTGAAACTAATACTCTTCCCACACTCTCGTTTTTGAACAAGCTTTGCATGGCGTTTAGGTTTTGTGCGTTAATACCGCCTTTATCTGGCTCAGCGCCCATCGTTATAAGCAATATTACGTTTTCGATTGTTCTTGTAATAGCTTGGTCCATTTTCTTGAGTTCCATCTTAGCATTGATGTCTTCAAGTACTGGATAGCCAAAAGGTATAGCGAAAGGTTCGTAATCTTGTTTCTTGTAAAAAGAATGAGACACCTTCATGGGGTCTAGTTTGATTTTTAAACCGTCGGTATTATAATTTCCCTTTTTAATACTTTCTTTTACATTTTCAGGAAGAGAATCGAATATTTCCTTGTCTTCATCTGTCGATGGGTTCTGAAGCCTTGACATTTCATACTCAGAAAGTATTTTTTCATAAGCTCCGTCATTGAAAGCTGAAGCTCTAGTAGCTACAATATCATAAGGGTTCATCAATATGTAGCGTATAGGTATTTTGTTTTTTACTCCGTTAGTTGGAGCAATTGATTTAATCAGTTCCGCAAAGTCGTCAGCCTTAAACTTGCCATCCAGCCTATACAAAAATATATTTCCACTTCTATAATACTCCCTGAAGTATTGATCCTTAAGGTTGCTTAGGTTGATTTTTTTAAACCACTCCCCAAAGAAGTCTCTGCTTTTTTTTGTTCCACCCTCTAGAAATAAGTCAGTATTAGCAAACTCCGACATAATGTCCACAGCATTTCTGAATACTGAAACATTCGCGTATGCTTTCTGGCAAAGTTCTATAGCGTCCCTTACGTTAACCCCATCTGAAGCATAATCATATGGCAGAAGACCTCCTCTTATGCTTGAAAATCTATCTGACTTAACATTGTATGCAGCTCTGTTAAATCTAGTAGCACCTTTACCAGAAGAGGTGACCCTTGAACAGGCTGCGTTAGAACTGGAACTGTAAGATGCGTCAGAAGTATAAAAAGGATCCCCCATTATGTCTGGAGAAAAGTCTTCTTGTGGTTGACTAGGTTTCAATTCTTCTTTATTATTGAATTTACCCCAGTAGTCTGATTTTTTTGTATATTTCCTCTTTGCCATAAAAGATTATACACTCAAAAGTATAAAGTTAAAGTTATAACTTTCAAAAGTTTAACTTTGTACAATTTAATCTAAAAACATAGGAGTGAATGTCTCTTGATTGGTGGCGATATTATCATCCATCATATCATAGAATACATGCATCATCCAATTGCCAAGTATTAATGCGGAATAGGAGTCTTTCCTTGCTTTATCTGCGCCACTTTGTTTTCTTAAGTTTAATGGTAAATCAAAGCTTTGAGTTCCTTGTGTTGAGGTTGAAACTTGCACTAAAGCGCACTCTACTTTGATCAAATCCATCATGTCTTTTTGGTGTTCCACAAAATCAATCATTTTAGAAGGTTCAGACTTGTTTTCGTAATTCCTTAAGAAGGTTAAATCCTTAATTGGTATCTTTGCCTTTCTTTGTCTATTGTAATCATCATTCATTGCCATTCCAGCAAAGTAAATCCTCTTGTGATCAAATGCTGCTTGCAATAACTCGTTTGCGTACCTTATCCATTTAGATGTTGGCTTCCTAAGGAATACATAAGTATTTGTTTCCTTGTTATATTGTCTTTTTAAACCCCTTAAACCCTTTTCGTATTCCTGGTGGTCATCCAAGTCGGAATCTACTAAATTTAATTTTAAATTATTCTTTTTAAAGATTGTACTCTCGTTACATGAGTTTAAAAACTGAACTCCACCGTTATAGTCACCAACTATGAAAACAATATTAAAGTTCTTGATTAAATACGCCATATAAGTTATATGCGTTTTTAGATTTGCTCCAGGCAAAGCGTAGCTATGTACTATAGTACCTTTTTTAGTGTCCCTGTTTAATTTAATCAGTAAAATAGCGAAGTCGTCAGAGCCGTCACTTTCAGACCAAGATGGGTCAAAGGATAATATATATTCATCCTGTGGTACACCAACAACCTCTACCGATTGCCCCTCTCCATCTTCTATCGTACACTCCTTCATCTTACTAACCTTGAAGTAACCAGAGCTATCGTCTGTAAATACAGCCATAAACTCTCGGTCAAATTGAGATTGACTCATTGTAGCTTTGGCTTGATCAATAAGGTTTTGATCATAAAGTTGTTGTGGAGCGCAGTCATAACTAAAGTGCATTATGGTTCTATGAGCTTTGTCTTGTTCGTTTTCATTAAGAATCAATGACTCATACTGACAATACATCTTATATAAATGTTCAAATCTATAAGAGGCAGAAGATAAACCAATAATTTTGTTGTTGGGCCATTTGGTCCTGTCCTCTTCTTTCATTTTGCCCTGTTCTATCATTGTTGTCTCAAGATCATATGTCTCTTGTCTTTCAGTAGGGTTTTTAATAACAGAAAGGAACGGCATAATAACCTCATTCAATACCTTTTCAGGCATAAGAAGAAGCTCATCAATAATCATCCTCTCAAAACGGAAACCACGCAGCTTTTCTCCATCACCTAATGGTAGAGCTGTTATCTTACTAGACCCAAGCTCCATAACCCATTGGTCGTTAGCTTTGGATACTCTGGTAATACATTGAGAAAGGAACTCGGCTTTTGGGCTCGCAGCTATCTCTTCCATCTTTGTAAATATCATTTTTGACTGTCGAAAAGACTTAGATATAATTCCAATGTGAACACCTTGGTTCATTATAGCGTCTAATAGCGCAAAAACGGCTGTAGAGAAGCTTTTGGACATTCCACGACTCCATATGCCCAAAAAGTAATCGGTCTCCATCATGCCCTTTATAGCCATGTGCTGGAAAGGGAATAATCTGACCCCTGTTATAAACTCTGCAGCGAAAGATGGATTCTGTCTAAGGAATTTGTAAAACAATAATTTTGCTTCATCTTCCTCTAGATAACCCTCTATCTCTAAAATCTCTTTATTAATGTCAGGAAACCTATTTCTTGATTCTTGAATACCTGTTGTCCAGCTCATATTTATTTTTATTTATTTTTATTAGATATATTCTTAGACCAGAAATATTCTACGTCTGTATTCCAAAGTTTTTTCCCTAGCATTAGTATTTTAGGAATTAACTCTATGCTGTTAGTTCTAGAGCCAGAAAAAACAAATTGACAGCAATCCTTATAATTTTTTTGTATTTCTCTCATGTTATGATAAACATAGCTGAGTTTAAATTTCTTGTAGCTCTTCTTGTTGATGTCCTCCATTTCATCAAAGCCGTTTTCTACAACAACAAACATGTAAGACCCTAAACTTCTGCATCTATCAAGTTCCTTGCAGAACCTAGCATATCCAGTTGTTATAGTCCCGCAGAAATCTCCAAAGGATTTCCTGTCTACTGTCGTATAATCATAATTATTAGCCTCTACAGAATAATCACCGACGTCTAATTTATATTTTTCACTGTTTTCGAAGCTTAAAGGTTTTTGCTCTCTAGTGTCTATCAGTATTTTTACTTTAGAATAATCATTATTAAATTCTTTTGGCAAATTTTTGTTAAACAAGGGTTCTATACCACATTGTTTGCATGCCTCTGTGTAGCTGCCAAAATGTTTTTTATAAATATCAATTGGTGGCAATCCAGATGTGATTAGCTCCAACTGCGTTGGGCCATAATCCAAACCTTTTTCTTGCACCCTATGAATAAGGAGCTTAGCAATATATTCTTTAACTTCTTCATCTGGAGATTTGTTTATCCACTCCATTAGTTGTTGTGGTTGTGAAAAATCCTTAAAGAAGTAATCGTCGTAATTCTTAAAAGGCAATAAATCACCAGTTAATTTGTTTTTTCTGCGATAATTACGCACATAGTAATCACCAAGCATCACACCATGCTTCTTAACGTGAGTATGAAGCCCTCTAAGACTCTCAAACTCTTTCTGACACTCTTCACACTTAAATAACATCGTCCTGGCTTATACCTAGAATTCTAGCCTTCCACTCAGTCATACCCTCAAGCCTTTCAGCTTCCTTTTTGACTGTTTGTTTTTGCATTTCAGCAATTCTCACCATGTTGTCTCTTTCTTCTTTCTCTTGAAATAATTGAACGATTGATAAAATAGAAGCATTATCCTTGGTCTTGTTTTTCATTCTTTCAGACCTGTCACCTTGTAACTTTTTGGTTAAACTTTCTATTCTGTTCTCACACTGGTGATACTCTGAACTTTTAGCTTTAATGATTTCCGCAAGTCGCACTGACATCTCTGTTTGGTCGTCTGCGACGTCGAACATATCATTAAGCTTATTTAGGTGTTTGCTTACAACCTCCAAATTAATTATCTCTTTACACACATTGAGGTAAAGGTTAATTTCATCAGCGGTTAAATC